TACCAACTGGTGCTTGTGAGTTGACATCTGCTACTTTTGCATCTGCCACTTGTGCAAATCGCCTTCCCGAATCTACAACGACCCCTAACAATTGTGCTAATGTTCCTGATGGTTCTTTATATGGTAATGGGATAATGGAATTTTTGAGATCTCCACCCGGTACATCGATATCTCGAAACTCGCCAGGATTAAGAGGCTCATCATCATTACGAATGCGAACACCACGAGCCTTAAAACCAGCTGGTAGATTTGATAACGTACCCGCATCAATTAACTGCCTTAGTATTGATGTGGCTGCACGAGACAACCCTCCAATTGTGTGTAGTAACCCAAAGCCATAAAAACCAAAACCTGGTAAAAATTTAAAATGTACGAAATATTGCCTCTTTCTTCTTAATGGATCTTGCTCTCTATAGTTTCTAACCACCGAAAGAACTTCACTTGAATTTTGATCAATGGTAACAATATAAGGGAGCATAACACCTGAAGGCTCCCCTTGAGGATCCATATCTTCAAAGCCTTCCAAGTCCAAATCCACATGGACTTCCAATAAGGTATAGACATCATCAGAATAATTTGGATGTAATCCTTGAAGTTCATCAGTTGTTTCTTGGATGTTTCCTTCATCCTCTCCAGAGTTTGTTGCAGATAGTTCCACATCTTTATACACTCCCGCCACTTGTAGTTTGCGAATATCATTATACGTCATTCGCACCATATGTGTAACCCTCTCTGCTGTTCTTACGTCAGATGCAGAATAAGGTACGATTAAATCTTCGGCGGGAACAAATTTTGAAACAGCTCTCTGCTTCGTTGGATCAAAATAAACTTTCTTAAATGTTGAACCTGTTAAAGGTAGGTAAAACAACATCTGATCAGTGTCTGGGTCAAACTCTTCCATGACTTCTGTAATCTGATAATTCATGAAATCTTTAATTCTTTGTGCTTGGTCTTCTGTCTCTTTTGTCGGCACACCTAATACATTTGTCTTTACAGGACCTCCACTCGGCAACATTTCTTTATACGCCTGTGATTGAAACTGCGTCACTGCCTCACTCAATAATGGATGAGTTACCCCACTCGCACCTAAAAACGGCTCACTTCTGTCTTCATAATTAATACCAAGTAAATTAAGTCCCTTGGCAATGGCTTCTTCCCAATCTTGTCTTGACTCTAAATCCTCACGAACTTTACCTTGCAGTTCTGAAGAAAGAGAACTTAACACTGAATCATCTAAAACTTCAGCTAAATTTGCATCATGGTCATATGGCTCGGCAACAACTTCCATGGTCTCTTCTGTTATCATTTCCACGCCCTCTGGTAAATTGTCAATGGACGATGGAAGTTCAACATTTATTAATGAATCCTCTTCTGGAGTTAAAATGTTCGTTCCCCCTGGACCAGTGTCTTTTTCAACCATTCCTGCTATTTCTCGTTCTGCCATTAGTATACTCCTTTAAATGTACCACCACGATTTTTCATAACACCACCCATGTTCATTTTTTTAGTGATGTCTCCTCTGACAGTTCTTTTCGCTCTTCTGCCAGTTAAGACTCCCACTTTTGGACTAGCTATTTTTTTAGCTAACTTTTTTCCTTCGGCAATACTTTCTACTCTTATACTTTTTGATCCTTTTCTATCTACTTTATCAACAAATTTTCTTTGTGCTTCGTTAATAACACCTTTTTTAAGTAGTTTGTCTTGTTTTTCGTTAAGAATACTAGTGGGTATTCCTTTAGGGTCGTTAATTTTAAGTTGATATTTATTTCCAGCTTGATCTTTGTTAGGTAGAGGTATGAGACTGCCAAAACCTTTTTTTGTACCATCCTCTATAATAAAACCTTTAGTTTTACCAAACTGTCTAAATTTTAATTCTTCACTCAAGTGATCCTCGTTACTCTTTTTTTGCCTGGAGCCAGTATATCAGAAAATCTGTTCTTGACTATTCTTACTTTTCTGGTCGGCTTCTTGTTTAGTTTTCTTTTGATTTTAAAAAGTCTATTCATTAGAAAGTGCCTTTAAAAGTTCCCCCACGGTTCTTCATTACGCCACCCATGTTCATTCTTTTTAAAAATTTTCCTCTAGGGCCTGGGCCTCCTTTAATTGAAAAGTCTTTAGGATGTGCACCCATTCTAGGTTTAGTTTTTTTCTCTTCTGTTTTTAAAACACCTAGTTCACCTTTTGATGTTCTTCCCACTGGAATACCCGTTTTTAAAGAAGGTTTTTCTCCAGTTGCAAACTCTCTTTGTTTTGCATTATCTAAAGACGTAAAAAAATGTTTGCCCTTTGCATCTATACCAGTGCTCTTAAATACTTTAGTTTTACCAGTTTCTTTGTTTGTAACAGTGCGGGTTTGTTGTTCTTTTGTGTAAACACTCATTTATATGCTTCCTTTTTTAATTGTTTTTTTATTTAACTTTCGTCTTATTTTTTGTAGTCTGTTCATTAATAAGTGCCCTTAAATGTGCCGCCTCTGTTTTTCATTATTGCACCACCCATTTTGTTCTTTTTAATAAAAGGTGCGTCCCCTGTTATTTTTGCTATGAACTTCTCAAATTTAGTTTTTGGTGTTTTTTTAAATGCTTTTGGTTTTTTAAATGAATAATCTTTTGATAATTGTTTTCTTGTTTTAAACGGACCAGCCATTAGTATACTCCTTAATAATATTCTCTCGATTTACGAGGAAACCAGTCTTCACTAATATCCTCACCTTGAAGAGATACAAAACCACCTTGTCTGAAACGCATGATAGCCATAGTCATACTATCGCAGTAATCATCATGGTCTCCATTTGGAAACGAAGCGACCTCTTCTATAACTTCGTCTGCAAACTTTCGATTAGGATACCACACTTTTCCCGATTCGAAAACAGGCGAAACCATATGCATCCTCGTAACCTTATCTAAGTTACCCCCTTTACGTCTTCCAGGACTAAAAGTAACCACAGGTAAATTGATTAATCGCATCTCATCAGCCAAAGGTTGACCAGAACCCTTCGCCTCAATTAACATCATGTCGGGTTCCCAATATTCATTCTGTTCTATCGCTATCTCTTTTAACTCTGGAAAATTCCATCTACCCTTAGTCGCATCTAATAAAATAATATGTTGCTCCCCATCTTCCTTCGGCTCAAACACACCCCATGTCGTTATGGCAGAATAGTCGGCACTCTCTTTTTTACTGTAAGCCGTATCGTAACTTTGAATGATATAGTCAAGTCTCGGTGTGTCTTCTCGTTCCCATAACTTCCACCAATCACGCTTGACCATGGCTACTTCTTCAGAAGTCGGGTTCTGTTGCCATTGTGCATTCCACTTGCCAACTGACAATGAAGCCTTGACCTTTAACAATTCTTCCTTGTTCCAGAACTCGGGCCATAAAATGTTATCGTTAGGAAGTATGGCTGGAAATTCTATAATATCCCATTGGTCAGACATAGCGTCTTTTGCCTGTTCGGCAATTAACCTCCCCGTCAAATCTTTTTTAGACCATCTCGTTTGCACAATGATAATGGTTCCCCCAGGTTGAAGTCTTTGTCTCGGTCCAGAAGTATACCACTCATATGTATTGTCATAGGCAGTTGACGAAAGAGCATCCTGCTCAGAATGGGGGTCATCAATAATTAATAAATCTGCACCACGACCAGTCATTGCTGCTCCCACCCCTGCTGCAAAATATTCCCCACCAGCACTCGTTTCCCATCTTCCAGCTGCTTGGCTATCCTGTTTCAAGTCCGTGTCTGGAAATATCTCGCTATAGATAGGATCAGCGATAAGATCACGAACCTTCCTTCCAAACCTTACCGCAAGTTCAGTGTTCATGGTAGCTTGAATTATTTTTAATTTAGGGTTTCTTCCTAAAAACCATGAAGGCATGAGATAGGAAGCCATTTCAGATTTTGAATGTCTCGGTGGCATATTGACAATTAATCGTTTTAACTTTCCAGACGCTATGGCTTCAAGTTTTTCAGCTATTAGTCTATGATGCCGTCCTTCAATAAAACCATCGTATACATGCTT